CCACCTGTCACACCTAACGCAAAGTTAAAGAACGTGATTCGTGAATAGTCTGTTACGTAGTTTGGTGTAAGCCGTCCATCTTGTAAAAAGAAAAACGCTGCATCGACAGCACCTAAATCTTGCCTTGAATATGGCAACGATGTTAGATAGTATCGGTTGTCAAAGTATTCTTGTGCCGTTCCGTTGGCGTTGTAAACCTGATGCTTGGCCTTGGTCATATAGAAACCATTTGATTCCTCTTCATCGTCTGTTGTGCCGTCTGTCTCTATCTCTGTAATGTCCAAAGCGATAAACCTTAAGACGTTGTCATAGTAATGTATTGCAGGCGTTACATCAAAACTAACAAGGTCATCACGTATAATAGTCAGAAAGCTATTCATATAGTCGCTTGCATTAAAGGTAAACTCGCTGTTAATCTGTGGAGCATAGTATGCAGGAACGTCCGTTAATGCCGTGCCTGTGTTGCCGTCCTTGAGTTGGAACTTTAAGTACTTAATACTTGCGTTGTTGCTTGTTGCCTTAACCACGCACGGATACTCTGAACTCCAGAACGTGTTGCTATTTGGTTGGTCTGTTATAGTGATTGCCATTGTTTGCCTATTGTGGCCTCAAAAGATGCCTGTGCTTGTTTATCTAATTCACGCAGGATATCAGGCTCAACGGCCTTCATTGTGTCTTCGATTACGTTTAATTTGTTCTTGTCCTTTGGTGCTCCATACTTTCCTATCTTACGTGCAATAGGGAATGCAGCCTCCTTTGGTATACCTCTTGCCACGCACCATTCCATTATTCTGTTAAGTGGTGGTTGCTTACCTGGTGATCTTCCTTGCTCAACGTATTTCCATTGCTCTGCACCCATAATGTTTAACACCATATTGCCTGAATCAAACTCAGAAAACAAGGAGGCGGATGTGCGTCCTGTGGCATTACGGTCTTTAAGTTTCATCGTAGCCTTTAAACCGCTAATGATCTCCTGTGCTATTTTATCTACATTAATCGTCATCGTGAACACAGAAATCTGTCTCAACGTCAACGTTGAAGGTTACGTATAAAGCACACAAGTTAAGTTGTGAACTATAAGGTATGTGTCGCATCTCAAGGCCACCTGTTACTTGTGTCTCTGGATACTCGCTTACATTATCCAACAAGGTAAAGGTCAACGTCTCAAAGCCATTCATCTTAGTCCACCAATAGTCCCATCGGTTTACGGCTGTAACTGTTTGGTCTGCTTGGTGTAGGTTATCAGCCAACAACAAAACCACTTGATAACGGATGTATTGCTGATTATTATTCTCTACATCTGCGATGTTAGCATTTTGCAACATTACTCCGTAGTACGGCATCGTTTGGTTAGCAAGTTTGTTCAACTCGCTTTCATCCCAGATGTAACCGTATGACGTTATGCCATTAGCTGTAAAGGCGTGTTCAAGTCTGTTTTTGACTTTGGATAGTGAGCCTTGTGACATTACCCTTCTCTATGTAGTATAACCATAAACCCTGTGGTGTGGACTAACGGCAACATTGGCTCGTCCTTGTCAACCTTCTCTGTCTCCGTTCCCATTACAGGCGTTACAGATACAATTGAGTATCCTCCGTTTGGGTTTCTTCTTTCATCGTATCGACTAAGGTATTCATCAAGAGTAGACATAACTGCCACTTCTCCTTCATTCATCCTGTCTACCTGTCGAGAATCAAACTGCTTAGTCTTCTCCTTGAACCTGTCGTACTTGTCTCTGATGTTTTGTGTTTCGCTTGTGCTTTCCGCTTGATCCAACGGAATGAATAGTGTCTTAATTGCCATAGTTGTGTTTGCCCTAAATATAAGTAATATAATCCAAAGTCATTTTGCACTATAATTGTGTTCTATTGTATTATGTTATTTTCTTTTCTATTCTATTCTTTTAGCATTGCTACGGCATTGCATAAGCATTGCTAACGCATACAATGTAGGGTTGTTAACACTTAGCAAGGATAGTATTTGGATAAATGTCTAAGAAACGTATCTTAGAGTTGATAAGAGATATCTTGTGTTTGGTTCAGAGCCTCTGCCTTAATCGGTGGAGGCTTTTTTGTTATATTAGATTAATGGACTTACAAAGCATCTTGATCATTGTCTTCTGCACGGCCTACATCTTAGGCATCTTCTATTGGGTTGGTCGTACTATTGACGATTGACTACTTGATAAAGCACACCCAATGAGTATTCATTTTCTTGCCTGACTTGTGTCCGTACAATGGCTTCTTGTCGGTAAGCTTCAATATGTCTTTAATTGGAAACTGCACCTCGTTCCATTTAAATATCAAAGTGCCATTTGGCTTTAGTACTCTAAAGCATTCCTTAAATCCTTGCCTAATCATATCCTGCCATCCATCCTCAAGTCGGCCATACTTTTTAGTCATTTGGCCGAGTTTGTTCCTTTTAATGTGTGGAGGATCAAATACAACGTGATAAAATGAGTTGTCAGGTTGATTGATGTTTGTGAAGTCTCCTATTATGTCAGGATTAATAATGTTAGTTTTTGTGCCGCAAGGATAGTGGTCAACGTGAGTCTCACGCCTTCTGTCAAGATACAATGCTCTGTTATCGTGCTTATCAAACCACATACCTTTAGGCCCACAACATACATCTAATACTATCTTTTCTTTGCTCATATTCTTACTTTATACTAAACGCTCTACTGCTGTGCAGCTTGGCGTACCTGCTTGCATCAATAGCGTGGTCTAAGTACTTGCGTGGAGTATCCAGAAGGATGCCTGACCTTGTACGCTCGTAGACATAGTTGCGCAACTCCTTGATAAGATTGATTGACCGCTTAGTTACCACAAACGGCTTTGCCTTCATCATAGCAAGTCCACCATCTACTGAGCCTCTAAACTTCTTGACTCCCATTATCTGAACTCCGTGTTGCCCTAATTGACGGATAACAGTCTCGTGTGATGGGTCAGCTACAACCATACGCCTTACGTCTCCTGCACGGATTACAGCCATTAACTTATCAAATCCAAATCCTGCTTCATAGTGTATCTCATCGTAATAGTCCACACCATCGTGTTGCCATAGGTCGACAAGTGTTGTTGGGTTAGATTCTCCAAAGTCCATACCTGAACAGATGTATCTTGCATTCTCTGGAAGATCACTAACTGACCAAACAGAAGGCGGAAATATAACTCCTGTGGGTGTGCCTATTTCGCCAAGACCAAAAACATTGTACCAATCTTTGTCGTGCTTTCTGCTTTCTATGTTATCAATGGTTACTTGGTCAAGTGCTTCGTTGTGCTTGTAGTTTAGCTTGACAAATCGCACCTTATCCCTAAAGTCTTGCTCAGGATGTCCAAGTAATTCTGTGTGTGCCCAAAACTCAGAGACAGGATTAAAGTCAATGATTGACCACTTCCTTGTCCTAATAAACAACTCACTCCACGCCTCGTAACTAATGTTGTTAGCCTCGTTAATAAACAGATAGTCACGCCTTGCACCTCGCAGCTTATCACCTTGATCAGCACTAAAAAACTCAAAGGTTGCCTTCTTGATGTTGTACGTATGGCTTGACTTGTTGTGTTGCCGTTCACGATACATATCGTTAGACGTTAGGATGGTAAAGAAGTCACGCATTGCACCACGCCTTAGATGTGGCAATGACTCCGATACGATACTTATCAATCCTTCCAGACTATTTTTATGTGCCGCTAAAATAAGGTATTGCAGGACTCCATAGGTTTTACCTGCTGACGTTCCGCCTTGCACGATAACAATACGACCATCGTCCTGTATTGCCTCGCCTACTTGCCCAAATGCTGTTGTTGTTTTCAAATGTTATGCAGTACGTCCATTGCAATTTGTGACATTGGTTGAATCACTATTTGTGGCTCTCCTGTGTTCTCTATCTCTTGGCGTTCAACGTACCCTCGCTTCTTTCCTTTGGTCTTTAGGTAGAAGATCGTTGCCGTTGTGTTACCGTCCTTAATTTGCTTGTGTAGACTTGACTCTGCAAAGTCCAATGCAATGTCGTTAATATCTTTAACTTTCTTTTTAAACTCTGGATCTTCTTTCATCCAATCATAAAAACTAGTTCTGCCAATTCCAACACTTTTGCACGCTGTTGTAACAACGCCCAAAGATTTCTCCAAAGCATCAAGTATTGCTTTTTTATGCTGTTCGGTTTTGTTCATTAGAGGTTTAGTTTAATTGTAAATTCGTTAGCCTTTCTTTTTACCTGAGAGATCATGGATGGGTATAATGCAATAAGGTCTTTTATTGCTTTTTTTTCTATGTCAATTGTTCGGTAGTCTTTGCATCCTCCATCTTTACCCCAATGATCATTTTCCCAATGCAAATATCTAATGCCTAAAATGCCTCCTTTATCTTTGATGTGCCTTAAGCAAATTTCGTAATCTTCCTTAACCGTAAAATTTTCGTCAAAGTAGTATTCTCCGTCATTGATTATGCCCATTAAAGATGCTGTAACGTATGTTCTTGTTAATATAGGTTTGTATGGGTAACTGCCACGTGGGCTGCTTTCTGTTCTTGTTCCCCAAATTTTGTAGCCCATTTGCTCTGCAAGATCAAAGTATTTTAAAAACTCCTCGCTCCAGAAGCCTTCGTCTTTAATCTCTATTTTCTTTGTTTTTCTTGTATCTAAATAATTGTATCCAACATTTTTAGAATCATCGTCTAACATTACCACGTATTTGTGGTCTGTGTTTTTTAGTATCCAATTTCTTGTGGGCGTAATGCCTCGAACTTCTTTAGGCACACATACGATGTTTTTAACAAGCCCTTTGTATTGGTGGTATTCGCTTTCAGGAATAAAAAAAGTGCGTAAGTTAGGCAGGATTTTGTTAGTGCTTGTTAGCCCTGCCCTTCCTTTACTTGGTACTGCTATTAACATTGATTCTGTTTTTAAAGTCATTCCACCAAATAACACGCTCCAATGCCACTGCATCAAAAGTGCTGCCTTTTTTATAACCTCCCCTTCTGACCATTTTAAGTTGCAGCATTTCTTTGAGTTCCTCCCAATCTATACTGTTTGGTTCTGCCATAATTAAAATGTACTCTTTTGGAGGCTCTAATTGCACCGATTGTGGTAATTCAATTTCGTCATCGTCCTCCATTTTGTCAATGTGCTGATCAATTG